GTTCGACGAAAATACACCCGAGGAAGAGTAATCATCACTAACGATAGTGAGGCTATAGTTATGTCTAACACAACTTCAATTGTACCAAAGAACTTCGGTCCCCCGCCCGCAGGTATCGAAGATGAAACCGATGACGTACTACAAGGGACGAGACCGTCTTTTGCCGTACTCGCTATGCCAAGCAAGGGGCAATGGGCTTTTCGCTATCAACGGCAGGATAGCCCATATCAAGACGATGATGGGAATAATATTCCTGCCATCGAAGTAGTTATCGTTAAATCGAGAGAAAACCTCTCGAACAATTACTACGTCAAGTACAATCAGAACGAGCAACATAAAGCACCTGATTGCTGGTCATCTGATGGACAAATGCCTGATGCTAGAGTGCCGGAAGCAACGAAACAGAACCCCATCTGCGAAGGTTGCCCACAAAAGAAAGCGGGATCAGCTATTACGGCAGCAGGTGATCCTACTAAAGCTTGTCGCGATATAAGAAAGATCGCGCTGATACCGCTCATGCATTTGGCTGATCGTACATTTGATGAGTACGGTGGTCCGATGTTGTTTACTATTACACCAACTTCACTCAAGAACTATGCTGAGTATCTTGATCGTGTTAAAGCGATGGGGCATAAATCTTTTAGTGTTGTCACTAGGATGCGTTTCGATCCTAATGTCAAGTTCCAAAAGATTGTGTTCTCACCATATCGGGCGCTTTCAAATGAAGAGTTTGAAATCTCTAAGGAGATGCGTAAAGACCCAAGAACGATGAGGGTACTTGATGAGGAACCGGAAGTTGGAAGCGTTGCAACAGAGGAATATGATACGGAAACTGGTGAAATTACGCCAATAGCAACTAAGCCTGCACCTAAACCCGCAATGAAACAAGAAGCAAAGCCAGCAGCATCTACAGTGTCACCAAAATTTAAGCCTGTAGCGACACAAGAAGCTGCTCCAGCTACTACAGCTAAGGCACCCCCTCCGCCTAGACCGGGCGGGTTTCCTGCTACACCTCAAACTGTAGCGGCAGCAATGACTAAACCTGCTACACGTCCTGCCACTGTTCGTCCTATTGTACAACCACCTGTTGAGGAAGAACAGGTTGAAGAGGATGAAGTGCTGGATGATGAGATTGTTGACAGTTTAAACGATGAATTGGATAACGATCTTAAGAGACTACTTTCTGGCGACTAATAACTATAAATAGTGAGCGAAGCCCCCCTTCATTGGGGGGCGACGCTATTATTGTCTCCAGTGGTAGTCATCATGCCAAACTTAGATGTATCTAAGGCGCGCAGATATTTAGAACTGCTAGCTCCTATATATGAAAATAGTTATATCACAATCCATCGTTTGCGTAATGGTTTACCCGGTAATGCACATAAAACCATTGATAGCGCATTAAAAGATTTAAGTTATTGGGTTCAACGTAATGTTGATACTTATATGTGTTTATCTGCAACTGAGAAATGCATTCCAGTTGATGTTGGATTACCCAAAGCAATTCGTAAGGGTAACAATGTAGTTGGAACTAAAGCATTATGGATTGATATGGATGTTAAGGAAGATGGTGGTTATTTTTCTACTGCCGAACTAAGAAAAGCGTTAGGACAGTTCATTAATGTGTTTTTAAATCCAACATTTATAGTAAAGAGTGGTGGCAAGGGTGGCTTTCACGTTTATTGGGTATGTGATGAACTCATAACACCCGATAAGTTTGAGAAGCTTTCCAAGTCACTTGCTGCATTAGCTCGTGAGAATGGAGTTAAATTTGACAGCCAATGCACTGTTGATAAAGTACGAGTACTTCGTCCCGCCGGAACCTATAACTTCAAACACGGCACACCAGACCCTGTTGAGATATTCTTCGATAAAGGTAAAATATATACCATACAAGAACTGGAAGCCAAGCTCGGAACAGTCACTAACGTTAGTGATGACGGTGAACCAGACGATGTATTGCAACCAGCAAAAAACGAGTTTCCGCCTTCTGACATAGATCAGGTAGCCACAGTTTGTCCATTTGTAGCTAAAACATTAGAAACAGGTGGCAAGGACTATTCAGAGACAATTTGGACTTATACAGTTATGTTGGCTTCATATTGTGTTAATCCTAAAGAGACAGCTATTCGTTTAAGTAATGGGCATGAAAAATATCTTGAGCAAGAGACAGTTGATAAAGTTAAATATCATGTAGATGACCATAAGACTAACTCTAAAGTAGGTCCACCTAAATGCGAGACATTTAATAGGGATGGCGCGACAGAATGTAAGACATGCCCACACCTTAAATTTAAACGGAGTCCACTTAATGTCTCAGGAGCTTTTACTATTAATAGTGGTACTACTACTGCTAGTGGCAGTTTTAAGCAACCAGTAAATAGTAATGACTTACCATATGGATATTACCGTGGAAAGGATAATACAATTTATGGTAATGTAACCAAGAAAATAGATGGTGTATTTGTTAAAGAAACAATGAGAATATTTCCATATCCTATAAAATTTGGGTCTGCATCAGTAGAACCTAATTGTGCTGACTATCATATGAACTTTACAACATATGAAGAAGGAAGTAGAGAAAAAGAAATAATATTACCATTCTCTATCACTAACAGTAGTGATGATGCTTTTAGGCGTCAAATAGCTTCAAATGGGTGTCCACTACCTAAGTACAATAAGGAAACACGGGAGTTCTTCGTGGCATACCAAGAAATGTTACGTAGTAGAGCAGGCGGTATGGTACGTGGGGAACCCGTAGGTTGGACTATGAAGAATGGGGAGTTTGAGGGTTTTAGTTTTGATGGACAATATTTCTCTCCAAATAACCCTTGTATAGTGCCTAAACTTAAAGGGTCTTTACTGCAAAACTATACTCCTATGGGTAGTTCGCAACCTTGGATTGAGATATCACAAATCATTAGCGAGCAGAAACGCCCCGGCCTTGAAGTAATATTATTGTCTGGGTTTGCGGCACCATTAGTACCAATGACAGGTCACTCTGGCATTATACTTGGGTGTTATAGTTCTGAGACAGGTATAGGTAAAACTACATCAGTAGAAACATCTACAGCTATATGGGGTCATCCAGTAAACTCACGTTGTGGACTAAACGACACAATCAATATGGCAATGAACAAAGCTGGTGCTATTAGACACTTGCCACTCAATTGGGATGAAGTTAAAACTAGACAACAATTTGGTAATCTCGCTAATATAATATTTCAAATGACCGAAGGACGGGAGAAAGGTCGCCTTAATCGTTCATCGACAGCAATGGATATGAAAGACTTTCAAACTATGTTGACTTATGCGGCTAACTCGTCAGTACTTGATGCCGTACAAGAGACAACAAAAGGCACTTCTGCTGGTATGGTACGTGACTTTGAGTTTCGGATACCTACTTATCAATTTCAATCCAATCATACAACTGTCGAAGTACAAAACTTAATGAACAAACTCAAAACTAATTATGGTATGGTAGGACTTGAGTATGCTAAGTATTTGGGTGAGAACGGCAGAAGTGTACATAAAGATGTAATAGAGTTACAGACCATACTTGAGAACAAATTCAACGTGGGTAGAGATGAACGATATTGGGCTGCTGCTATGGCTGTTATACTTACTGCCGCTAAGATAGCTAATTCTTTAAACTATACTACTGTAGATACAACCGTTCTGTATAGGTTCTTAGTACAAGAATTCATGCGTATGCGAAAAAAGAAAGATAAGTCGGCTACTGACTATACTAAAGAACCAGCAATTGTAGCTGTACTATCACAGTTCCTATCAACAAATAGGACATATAATACTATTATATTAAATAAATTGGTGACTACATCAGGAAGACCACCTATTGGCTCTATTGAAATGGAAGGTAGAGGCACATCAAGAGAGAACCAACTTAGAGAAGTTAATGTAGCTATCGGCAGAGAAACTAAAATGATACGCTTTACCGATAGCAGTCTTGGACGCTTTTGTAGAGAAAGAGATATACCTGTTAGTGCAATAAGAGAGGGACTGAAAAATATAATGGGAGGTACTAATACTAACGCTAGAATAACGGCAGGAACAGAACTAATATCAGGTGTTGAGCCATGTTGGCTTATCAAGCTTGGTGATACTCCTTATGAGAAGAAGTTCGAAATATGAGCACTATAGATAGTGAGCAAGCTAGCAAAGTACGAGCAATGATATTAAATATAGCAAATAAAGTTTTAGAAGCATATCAATTGACTCAAGCAGAAAAATTTGATGAAGCACGACGTGTTATATATGATATAGATAGGTTTGATATAAGTACTGTACGTGCTGCGTTAATGGACCTTGAGTTTGAGCAGAAGAGGGAGGAGGAAAAATGAAACTCGGTTTGTCACTATTGTTAGTTATCTTCACAACACCTGTTAATGCCCACTGTTATAGTGTTTGGCATTATCCTTGGAAACAGCATTGCGGGTATAGCCCAACTGGCAGAGGCAATGGGCTTAAAACCCATCAAGTAAGAGTTCGACCCTCTTTACCCGCACCAAAAGCACCAGAAGAGGATAATTCATGGTATGTAGAAGTAACTAAAATGCCAGCAACTTGGGATGAAAAAGCCCATGATGATGGTATTCAAATGCTAAAGGATAAAATGAAATGAGACTTAGACTAGAGACAGATGGAAAAATTCGTTATTGGTATGAATATCTTCCAGGTAAGTTCATGTGGCGCTACTATGGGCGTGTTTATCGCAGTGGAATTATTTTATCAATGAAAGAAGCCCCGAGAGGTAGTTAAAAAATGGGCCGGGAGACAGTGGGAGGAATCCGTCTCAACCGGCCCAATAACCCCACCCCGGAAGAGTAATTAGGGTGGGGAGCTTATTTTACAACCACGAAGATCATCAGCTAACTTCACAATTAAATCCATCTGTGTTTGATTACGAATTTGAGCATTCTGCGCTACTTCACCAAGAATATAAGCAGCAAAAGCTAGAAACCCTACATTAACTATTAATAAAGCAATAGCTAATGGTGTACCTGCCATTGCACCGACAGCAGCAGTGCCAACTTTGCCAGCTTCCTCGGTAAGCCCCATCATATCCTCGCTATATAGTTCCCATTAAGGAACTGGTCAACCTCACCTTTACGACGCGATACTATTTCTGGTGGTTTATTCCACCATAGCATTGCTTCGGCACAACCAGCATAGTTGCCCTCGTTAAGTCGTGACAGTGCAGTTGAGCCACGAAATTGTGTAGTTCCTAAATTAAAAACAAAACTAGCTAACGCATCGAATTCATGTTGATGTAATGGAACTTTTACCAATTTTAAGCACTCACTACGAAAACGTTGATTGTCTCTGCGAAAAATATCATGGGCTTCTACTTCGGTAATTGTCATTCCCTGTGTTACTTTAGGTGGGCCAGCTTCACTTGTATGCCCAATACCAATAGTAAGTATCCCACGACTATCAAGATAGGCCGTTAACTCTTTACCTTCACGATCAGCGATTACTTCTGCACCCTTGTTTGATAAAATTAACTTACTAGGGTGTTTCCGTTCCATAGCTATTTCCTATGAAAGTGAATGGGGGAGTTGGTTCCCCCCTCACTATAGTTAGTTATCGGTGTGGTGTCGGCGCAGGTTGACCCTGACTTGGAGCAACATCATACGATGTATACTTCCACTCACCACCCGGACTACGCACTGCAACAATCAAATCATCCTCCGTACCGGGAGGAAACTCAGGTGGTATAACTGTTTCAGGAGGGATCGGTACACCGGGGGGTAGCCCTTGATCTGGTACACCGGGAATATGGATCGGGTGTGTTGGTTTACCACCAGAACCCGGAGGGACCATCGGATGGGTAGGTTCGCCCGGTATATAGATAGGATGCGTTGGGCTACCCGGTTGCCCCGGAGGAGCACCGGGAATAATAATCGGGTGTGCTGGTCCGATACCTGGGATATGGATCGGATGCGCTGGATATCCCGGTACGCCGGGAGCACCAACCCCAAAACCGGGGTCAACAGGACCACCCCCAAGTGGGATGATCATACAGAAGATTGGTTCTCTCATTTACTTTCTCCTAGTTGGATCACTATTTTTAGTGACCGGGGTAAATTTTACGAAGGCTTCTTTTCCTCCCGTGCCGGCACCATACCACCAGTTGCTTTGGCTACTTCACCATCAGCAAACCTTCTGATAGCCTGAGCGATACTAGAAAGAAGATCGCCTTCGGATTGGTCAAATAGCGCCTTAAGCGCTGGTGCATTCTCCATCTGACTTCTGAACCTATCAGGTGCTCCTTTGATATTTGTAGCGATTTCATTCGCTAATGCGAGTGCAGGATCAGATGCCATACCACCGGGATAAGAAGTATGCGGGGGTGCAGTACCGGGAGCAGTAGCATTCGGGGGGTTAGCGGGGTTGTGTGATTGCGGCGCTTGTGCCATTTTATTTCCTCACGTTCTCTGCGAATTGGATTTTCTTCCTTAACGCAGGTCTACTTTTCTTCGCTGCTTCCATCTTTGCCTCTGGAATTTTCTTTCCTTCGGGCACGCCAAGGGCGCGGTGCAGCGAACCAACCGTTCCCTTTTTCTCCATTCGTTCCCTTGCGGGACCGATCCAATTCTTTACCATCGTCGCCATCCGAGTTGGTTGCTTGCCTTTAGGAAGCGGTCCCATCTCTTCGGTAGGTAGATATTGTTTGTATGGCATGTTACTTTCCTTTCTCACTATGTTTAGTGGCAGGCTTGTACTCCTTCTTGCCCTTACCTGCTTCACGCTTCTCGGAGAGCATGATAGCAACAGCTTGTTTTTGGCCCTTTACGATTGGCCCTTTTTTGCTGCCAGAGTGTAACTCACCCTTCTTCCATTTGTGCATTACCTCTGTATAGGGCATTATATGTTACTCCGTGTTAACTTTCGTTTTTTCACCACCCCAATTTTTGGGTATTCACCAATTTAATCTACAGATTTAAAATGTAGTCATAATTCTGCCACATTTGTATGTTAAGCTACTTAAACGCTCAGAGCTAGAGTGTATGCGGAAAGCGTTTAAGTAGCTTAACATGGCATGTAATTTCCTTAATGATATCAATGGGTTAGAGGCTAAATTCCATACAGGGTTTAGCTGTGAAAGGCCCATGCGAGCTAGATCAAGGGGGTGGGTCCGATCATCCATAGACATACCGTGAACACGTTTGTTCTCCATTTGTCTTCTGTAGTTAACTATATCTACTCGATTATCGCTATGTTCGATCACTATCAATAGTGAGGAAAGCCAATGAGAAAGAGTGCTAGACCTAAACCTATCAGGCCCAATATCAAGTGTAAGTTTTGCAATAAAACCTTTCGCCAATTGGGAGGCGGCAGTCAACAAAAGTATTGTTCTGTTCATTGTCGTAATGCAGCATTTTATAAGAACAGAGTACCTAGAAGAAATGAAATGCAAGCCCTCCAAAAAGAAAATGAAGAACTTAGAAAGCAACTCAAGGAAGTAAAAAATGTTAATGACACCCAAAGTGGAACGTAAGATAGATATGCTAGTTGATGACCTACAAGATGATATCAGCTATAGGATCATCAAGAACCAGAAGATTATACCAATAGGCATGTTAGTCTCCTCACTATAGTTAGTAAGCTTCGTAGTAACTTTCTAGCGATTGTATTCTCTCACGGTTACGATTGGTAAGTGTCCTTCCTAACCCTGATGGTGTCGTCTGTCTACGCATAGCTTTCGTTACATCTTGTAGAGTTATACGACCATCAGGATTTCGTAAGTTATATGCTGCTATTTGCATTTGCGCTCTAGTTCGATCTGACTCAGTTTTAGCGGAGCCTAATGCATTAAGTAATTGGCTTTGTTCATCCTTAATAGATTGTTCTGCTCTATATTCTATTTCACTTGCTTCTCTAAATCTTTCTCTTCGTGCCGGTGTTAAGCCTAAACTCTGCATGAATGTTTCACCAGCACTATATGGTTCCATGCCGGGCGCACCAGTCTTTGTTGGGAAGCCTTGATATGCTCCCTTCCATGCTTTAGCCCAATCATCTATTATTTTAAATGGTACAAGATTACTAACGGCACCAGCATAGTCACCTTTGTTTATACTATCTACACCATCTCTTATACTCCAAAGTTTTTCATATGGTGCGCCACCCATTATCTGTAGTATCCATTTTGATAAACTACCTTTTGTATAGTCATCGGGTTCACCAAATACTGCAAGTGATCCAAATCCTACGCGGTCGGCACCATAGAAACTAAATGGACCTAGTGAGCCAAGCAAGCCATCCATAAGGAAACGAGATATATCTGGCGATGTTTCTTTAGCAAAGAACTCACGCATTTTATTTTGAGCATCTGACCAATTATAGTTTGTAAGACCCAAAGCGCCAGTTAAAGCAAGACCAACACGCATAGCATCAGATGGCATACCATTGATACCAGTTAGTGCTGCCGTGCTACCGAACAAGTATAACAATCTTCTTACTGCTTCTGCTCTTACTCCCGGTGCATCTGGTTTAAATATATCATGTATACTCTTAGCCAATGTCATCATCATATTTATACCCCATGCTCTAAATTGCATAGGGGCACGCATATACCATTTATTCATAACAGATGACATGTTAGAACGTGATAGCAACCCTTGTGTACGGCTTACTGTATCAAATGCAGTCCGCATAGCTTGTTGCGGAGTCTCACCAGCATCCCTTGCTAATGTGTATGCAGTTGAGTATCCCCATACTCTACTATATGCTTCTGTTGCGCCCATTGTTTGCCGAGAAGCTAGGTCTAATCTAGCTAGCCCTCTATCTAATCTACCAGTACCCATATTAAGTACCGAAGCATCAAACCCTTGATCTGGATGAAGACGATTAGTAGCAATCGCTTCATTGAGCATAGCTTTAAGCTCTGCACCATACTTAGGGTCTTGGGATACCTTATCCATTAGACCCTCTACATAGTTGAACCCCTTACTATCTTTAGTGAGAACATCACGTATTGCTTTGACTGACTGTAAGATATTCCTAAAGCCAGTACCGGCCATAATGCCGTGCATCTTAGATGCTCTAGCCATAGTTTTCATTGGACCATATTTTGCTGCTAACATATCGGCAGTCAAAATCTGATGTGTTTGATGTACTATTATATGGCCGGGAGATACCATATTGGCAAAAAACGATGCGGCTTCTGCATATTTCATTACTCGACCAATAAGCTTATTACTACCTTCATCACCTAGATGGTTAGGTGTACCAAAGAAGTTATCACGCTTATTTAGTTCTTTAAGTATAAGGCTGCGTTCAGTAGCTCCTGCTTCAAATTGGTGATCATCAGCATACTTTATCATTTCATTAGTTGCTGAGTTTATATCTTTAGCATATTTAGTGCGGGACATAAGAGCATTGTGTGGGTCAAAATAATTTTTATATGTTTTAATATAGTCAGTATCCCAACCAGCTACAGCTTTGCGTGGCAATAGATGCTTGGCGATACGGTTTCCTTCCATCGACGACAAAGCTGAGTCTTTAAGTAGCTGTATTACTGCTTTCTTTTGACCATCAGTATAGTCAGTTCGTTTCTCTACTTCACTTATGAGATGTTTAAATAACGGCGATGAAATTTCTAGCCCAGAATACCAACCTGATCGTTGTGATTGTGGTGGAGCTATCTTTGAATATAAACCACTAGCTTTCAGTTGCTCATATCTTCTGTTTGCAGCACTTATACTATCATGTCCTGAGTAGTATTTATTGTTAACTTCTACACGATAAGCTTTGTTATCCTTAGCAAAGCCTACTGATCCATCAGGGTTCTGCCATGTATCCCACTTAGGAACTGTTTCACCTTTATCGTTAAAGTATACAGTAGACATATTGGATTTAGGTGGTTGTTTATTAAGAAATGCTTCTGCCTCTTCAGGAGTTTTAAATTCAACAACATTGTCGGTGCCGTCTATTAACTTACCATTGGTTGGTATATCTATCTTGGTACGAGCATTAATAATGAAATCACCTCCATGATCTAATGGTACGAATACACCTCTAGGATTTGCTAGATTACGTATGTCACTAATGTCTTTAAACCCACGTTCAGCTAACCATCTTTCTTCATCCTCAGTTAATTCATTTTTAAGTATATGATCTCTGAGTATTTCTTTATTTTTATCCCAATTAGTTTCCCAATCATTATGGAATTTAACATACTCTAGCCTGTCTTTAGTTTTAATATCTTTCGGATCAATAACTTTAGGCTCTTGTAAGAACTTCTGTCCAGCATTAGTTATGCTATCTATAAGTTCATTAGTACCAGTTTCAGCTTGCTCGCGTGCAGCTTGACGGTAATCATCTACTATCTTTCCAAAGCGTGGTTTCAAAGTTTCAGGTATAGCATTATACATTCTAGTTATTCTATCACTATTAGCTAATGCTTGCTTTGCTTCATTACGCCATTGCCAACCCGGTGACTCCATCCATTTATTATTTCCTTCTCCAACTTTATGTCTTGGGTCAAACATATATGCTGTTGCATGAGCTAATGTATCAGAAAGATTTTCTACCTCTGCTTTTGTATGACCATGATATTCTTTAAACATATCAGCTATAGTATTATTTACTGTAGTGAAACGTTTACTAAGATCACTATCTCTTCTAAGTGATGTTTCATTTAACCTACGCCAAGAATTTGCTTCAGTCTTAGGACCAAAACTACCTTCTCTATCCATCCTAAGCGCATCCGATCCTTCAAACGGCACCACATATTCAAATGCCTTTTGTAGGAGTACACCTTTAGGTGCTTTATCTATTAAATCTTTAACTCTATCCGATATGCTTTTCGAGTCACTAAGATAGTGATCTTGTACTGTTTCAGGGTTAGATACTGCATTATGTATAGTACCATATATGTTTCCTTGTGAGTTATGTTCATCACTTAGCTGTGAAGCGATATGATCATTAAGCCCTTTTGAAGCTCTAATCATATCAGCAAAATCTGTACGAGCATTTTTACTACGAGTTAAGAATGCTTCATCATTTAATCTTAGTAAACCATCAAGTAGCGTATGTTTACTTATATCATCTTTGCCGGGTATATTCATACCAAATTCACGCAATGCATCTTTAAATGCATTAACAATACCATTCCACAATGTGCGTGTACCTTTAGCCCACGCAGACATATTTAGATCACTAGCTAATTTATCGGACATTTGTATCTGAGCTAGCTGGCTTTGTACTTTAGGTATGGCTAACTCAGCTAACATCTCAGGGCCACCACCTTTCCTAACATTACCTGGCATTATATCATTTATTCCAGGTAAACCTTGCTTATATTCTTGAGTTAATTTATCTACCTTTACTCTAAATGTTCTATTAGTATAATACAAATGCATCGTTGCTGCATGTAATGCTTCATGTAATAAAGTTAATTCTGGATGTACACTTGCTTCGCCCATAAGAATATGGTTTCCTGCGGCACTATAAACAGCATTAGAATTAGGGCGTATTTTTTCTAAGTCACTTTGTTTTAAATAATAAACGGGTACATCTGGAAGATACTTTATAACCTGTTGTGCAAGCTTTCTATATAATAGATACCCAGTTGTATTAGGAATTTTACGTAAAGCTTCTTCCAATGCTGTTTTAACTGTAGATGAACCTTCGGTTCTAAATTTTCCAGCAGTTGTCTCTACATAATTAAATGGGTGCTTCCCCGATGCCGTTGGATATACAGGCTCTTCTGGATTTCTAGTTTGCTTCCAATGATCAAAATCTTCTGGTGTCATATGAACTACACCATAAGATAGCTCCGGTACTTTATTCTTTACTTCTTCACCATATTTTCCTTCCATCATTCTCTGATAACTAAGTAACGCTCTATCACTATCCTTTGCACCCTGCACAACCATATGACCTGCGAACTGCCCTGTATCTCTATCAATTTGATTGATTACATGGAAAGCATCTGGAACACCATCTGGATGAATAATTGTTTCTAAATGTTCACCTGGAATATTTTTACTTGATCCTAATATACGTCCTTTTGCTCCACCTTTTTCGCCATCACTAGAGGTAATAGTTACTTTTTGCCCTTGGGTCGCAGAAGCGGGCGGATGCCCTTGCTGATAATTACCTGCGACCTTTTGGGCGTCGGTAGGGTTTGGATGTACGTTTTGTTTAGCCCCCTCTATTCTATCTCTATGTTCATCTTCATCAGGTAAAGCTGCCGTCCTTTGAAGTACATCTGTAATATCGCGTTTCCCTTTTTTCACTCTATCCGCTGCTGCTTTCAATGCATCCGCTATAGCTGTTGGAGTTTTTTTCACTGGTAAAGGTGCTGGTTCCTCACTCTTTGGTGGGTGCTCCGCTGCCGCTTTTAATGTTTCATCTGATATTTTAAGCCCACCTAAACGAACATCACTAGGTGGTATAACCTTAACCGGCACTTCCTCCTTAGCTGCTGGTGTATTTACATAGTACTCACCAGTTGTTGGGTGTTGATATATTGGTTGCTTTCGTACTTCACCGCTCGCCATTATATCAGATACAGATGCCTTTTTTATTTTGCCGTGTTGTAATAAATTATCAAACTTATCCTTTGTTAACGCAGTTAGTCTACGTTCTATCGCTGCTTGTTTAGCTTGTGTTCTTGTTGATAGTAATGCTTTTGCTGGTGTTGTAGGTGCTGTCGGTGCTTCCGTTGGTTCTACTGGTGCTTCTGCTTTTTTACCAATCTTGCTTACATCAAATGTGCCTTTTGTTTTTGTAGCAACTGCTTGTGCTGCCGCTTGTAATGCATCTTTTTTAGTTATAGGCTCTGCTGGTGCTTCTGCTTTCAGCTTACTTACATCAAATGTACCTTTTGCTGTTCCTTTCTTCGCTTGTAGTATCTCAGGACCAGTTTTAGGTGGTTCTGTCGCTGGCTTCTCACCTTCTTGCAACCACTTAGCTGTTTCGGGGTGCAACTCAGCCAAGTCACTATCCTTAGTGACCGGAGCCTCAGTACTCGCTGTTTTAGCACTCGCTTTCTTTGCTTTTAATGCTTGAGCATCTGACGGTTTGGATGGAGGTTCAGGTGGTTTAGTTGGGGGTTCCTCATCTATAGCTTTACGTAGTTTATCATACATCGGCCCATATTTAGACGATGTAGGTGTAGGAGTTGGTTCGGATGGTTTAGTTGGTGCGGGAGTTGGTTCTGGCTCGGTTGCAAATCGTGAAGGTTCCCTATCTGGTGGAATAATAAGTGATGATGGAGTGGGTCTAATAGGAATAGGTGGACGATTTATTGGCTCAGATGGACCCGTTGGCTCAGGCATACCACCGGGAAGTTTAGGCATAATTGGTTCAGATGGACCTCTTGGTTGTAACATATCATCAGGCAATCTAGGTACATTTGGTAGTTTAGTAACACCCGGACCAGCATCCATAACAGCGGGCACTTTACCCATTCCCGGTATAACTGATGATGATGGACCAGTTGGTTCGGGCATACCGCCGGGCATTTTAGGTATAATTGGTTGGGCATCGGGGCCATAGTCCATGATAGCAGGTACGCGCCCAATACTACTTTGTAGTGCTTGCGCTTCTGCGGGATCAGCTTGTCCTGCTGGTACCTGTACTACTTGTGTACCACTCTTTACATCTTTATCCGCACTGGGGTCTACACCGGGTTTATATTCACCACCTACAGGTTTTCTAATAAACCTACTACCACCACCAACAACAGCACCTATAGCCCCTTGTTCGATAGCACCTGTTGCTATAGCACCAACAGTATCAGTAGGAGCGCCAACACTACTAAGTGCTTCTCGTGTAGGTATGGCTGTACCAAGATATTGACCCGCTTGAACACCACCTGTCTCAGCAGCACCAATAGCAGTTCGAGCTAATTTACCAGTAGCGAGACTAGCTAAAGTTTTTCCTCCTGCACTTGATATAGTTTTACCAACTGTCGCCAATGGACCTGCTTCACCAGCAAGTGCGCTTGTTCCTAATATTGCTGCTTTCTCTACTGGACCTATATTACCCCATGCTTGATCGGCAAGTGCTTGTTTAGCATCATATTCAGGAAGGGTCTTTCTTAGCTCCATATAAGTGGGGCTATTCTTCTGTAATTGATCATCTGGTTGAGCTTGAATACTATCAACAACACCACCATACGCACCAGTATAACCTAATACTCCACCTATAGCTGCTCTACCGGCCATAGCCCCCCATCCAGCACCGGGTACCATAGCAGCATTCCATAATCCACTTTTAGCAGCACCCATAAGTGTCTTTGAGAATGGATGTTCTAAAGTAGTACCAGAGAACAAAGGCGCATTTGTTATTTCTTGCCCGCCGGGAGATACACTGCCAGTCCAAGCTTGACCTGATTTATTCCAATCATCTCCAAATTGTTGGTACCCCAAAGTACGTCCTATATCACCTATTTGACTCTCAGTTGAGCCAATAGCTAATTTACCAACATCACTACCTAATTGACCCCAAGTTTGCGGAGGCGGGGGAGGCGCAGCAGTTATTGATGACGTATCAGCAGTACTGCCAAACCCTGCTGTACCAATTGGTTGATCATCATAGATATAGTTTGGTCCGTCTGCCATGTCACTATCTTTAGTTATCGTTGTTGTGTTGGCGGTGGTGGATGCAATGGTCTAAGTGGCGGAGCATTTGCTCCCGGTACTTCTGTACTCCACGGTAAACCAACGCGACTATGCTGCAACCAATCAGTAGGACTTTGTCCCGGTGCAAATTTGGGGAATACATCTGGAAGTGTTTGTTGTATCCTATCAGGTATTGGTGGTGCCGCTACATTTGATTTAGAAGCACCGCTTGGACCTTTCGGATTTACATAATCAGGTGAAGTAGGATAAGTTGGTCCAGCAGGTGCTCTTACATCTGCCATAGCTCTATTGTGTATTGATACAGTTTCAGCTTTTTTAGCCAAATCAGCTAATCTATTAGCGTTATCAGTAGACATAGTAATTCTCATTGGATTTTGATCGCCTAACCCACGACTAATAATAACATCAGTTCTAGCCACACCATCATCGTTGTCAACATCACCTAAAACTCTAGAATGTATTTTTGGATGTTGCACACGTTGTATAGTATAAGCTCCTGTTGCTACACCTGTTGTAAAGTCTTGAGCTTGCCTAAAAGTAACATCTCCACTATTATATGTAATCATATCTCGTGCAGTCGTATCCATTGTTCTTCTATCTGTCTGTTTAAATAAAGTATCAGGAACTTTTGTCATATCAACAGTATGCGGATCAGTCCCATCATAACTACTAGATAACCAAGGGTTGCCGCTTCTAATATATCTAGCTATAGGATTAGCATCAACAGTCGCATCGGTATCATCTTTATCACTAAGATTTCTAGTTAACTGTTCTCCATAACCTAATACACGCTTGCCTTCTTTATCTTCTAAAGGTGTTCCATCAGATGCAACACCTTCATGAGCACGTAATTGTACATGATTTGGTTCTAATGCTGCTTGCCGCTTTTGTTCAGCATTTACTCTTTGATTATCATAAGCATTTGCTTGATCTTGTCGTTTATTTGCTTCTGCTTGTTGCTGTAAAGCTATTGATTTTTGTAAACTAAATTGCTCTTTAAGTCTAGCACCAATTTGATTAATAACATTATTGCGTTCAGTTACCGCTGGTTTCCATTGAGTTTCATCAAAGTTTTTTAGTTTAGCATTTAACGCAAGTTGCAAAGCTCTCTTATCGGCAGGAGAAATATCAGAACCTTCTACTTCTGCAAATTGCTGCTCAATTTGAGCGCGTTGTTGCTGTAATGGGGAAAGATATTGTTTATCTACATCAGCAATTTTTTGTCTAATATAAGGATCATCTGGATCAAATGATCCTTGATGCATCATACGAGTAACGGCTTGACTTTGTTGTGCTTGTTCTGCTCTTTGTTGTTCTTGTGCCACTAATACACTACCACTTCCTCCCGGTGCAGTAGGTTGTGTTTGTATATTACTCGGCACTGCTGGTCCAGCTACTAAATTACTAATATCACCGCGAGATGCCATAGCAGTAGGTGGGGCTTGCGGGGCTTGTGGTGCAGCTTGACCTACTGTAGCATTAATATCTCTAGAGGGTACAGGGGGTGTAACTGGTGGAGTAGAAACAGTACTATTATCTGGTGTAGTAGGTGGAGGTGTAGTAGGTGTAGTACCATCAGGCGTAGGAGCGGGTGTTGTATCAGGTGTAGGGGGTGGAGTAGTTATAGGAGTAGTATCTTTAGGTGCAACACTAGAAGCAGCAGGACCAAGAGGCGTATTCTCATTACCCTGTATGCTTCTTAACATCCTTTGAGTTTCATAATGTGACCCTATTGCATCATTACCACCGGCGCGAGCAACTGAACTTAACATATTCCAAAAACCAGTACCATCCTTCAATCCAAGTGCAGCTTTCATTATAGCCGCTGGTAAATAATCTTGTTCAGCTATAACTTTACCATTGCCGTCTTTTTGTACTGCATGGACCTTACCAGTCTTTTCATCAATGTCTGTAGCTTCGGCTACCTTACCATCAGGTACCCAATTATATCCTTTCTCTAAAGATTTGACCGCATTTTTATAATCACCGCCAAATAATGACTTAACAGCTTCATCCCCATATTGTTGAGACATCATACGAGTATATAATAATACACCACCAGCAAGGCGGGAAGCAGCATCTAATTGACCTGTAATAGCATAATACTTTATCATACCTACGGCACCAGCAATATCTCTTCCGCCTTCGTAAAGTTGGTGCTTAGGATCAATCATATCACCTAAGCTACTCATATCCTCTTTAGATGGTATACCTGGGTTGTCATTACTCCCAAAAGTCTGTATGTTCTGTGCTGATTGTGGTGACCCCGGTATAGCACCTTGGTTCATCAATCCGAACCCTGATGCTAAAGCACGTACACCATTATCAATCATATTGGTTAGCCATACACTAGGCGAACCATCTTGATTTGTTACTGGTGCCAAACCTACATGATTAAAATCATCTGGTGGTGTGTATAATGGCTGATGACCAATACCTGTAGGTTGACGCCCACCTCCGCCCCTCATAATAGTTGACATGGATGGTCTAGGCATACGCATACCACCACCCATACCCATGCTACCACCAACTCGTGGTAAAGGTATATTTGTCTCTGATCTTACACTACCCCAACCACCCGGACCAGCAACTTGAACTGATCCCGGCGGTATACCACCTGTTTGAGTTGGTTGGTCAGTTGGTTGTGGCGCAGTAGGTTCCTCACTTGGTTGTATAGGTTGATCGCTCGGTTGAGCAGATTGTGATAACGGATTAGCTGTTGGTTGTTCAAGGGGTAATGGTGCGATTGATGGTTGCCCTTG